AACATCATCAACTCCATCTATAACATCATTTAGAGCAAGAATTAATATATCAGAAACTAATGGCGGAGTTAACAGTGCGGTAGGTAGTTATATATATGCTACAATGGCACAATTAGAACTTGGTTCGTACCCTACGTCATACATCCCAACCCTTGGCGCATCCGTGACCCGTAACGCTGACGTAATTAGCAAAACAAATATAAGCGGGTTAATTGGTCAAACAGAGGGAACTGTTTTTGTAGATGCTAAAACTTTTATAAATTCTGTTGATGGTTCAGGTTTAAGAAGATGTTATGTAAATTTAAATGATGGTACTTTTTCAAATAGGATAGAAATAAGTAAGTTTGGGTCAGGAGTATTATCAACAAATAATGATATTAAAGTAAGAATTTCTTCATCTTCTACAACTATATTTGACCAAACAGTAGCTGAAAATTTTAGTGGAGATTTAAAATTAGCTTTAGCATATAAAAGTGGTTCTACAGTTGTTTATATAAATGGAGTTAATGTTTACGAGTACAATACTGCATTTACAGTTCCAAATACAAGCGTTTTAAATTTAGGAGATGGATATAGTCAACCAACAAGAGATTTAATAAATTCTATGTCTTTATTTAAAACAAGATTAACAAATGCTGAATTAGAAACTTTAACAACTATATAATTATGAATATTTACAAACTAAATTACACAGATAAAGAAACTGCAATTGCTGACTTAATAGCTAAAGGAGTTTATATTGAAACAGAGGACGGAATTGCTTATGGACAAGGAATCCAAGCGGTAGTCGAAATAGGTACAATCGTTTTAGAAAACGGAACTTATGACGAAGATTCTGACGAGTTACCCGCACCTATTTACGCAGATGGCTATCATTTTGACGTAATGAGTACTCAAGAAATTGACTTCGGTAGTGCAGATATTACTTCGTTGGTAAACAATCCAAAGCATTCATTTGCGGGTTATGAAAAAACTGAAGTTGATTTTTCAATTTTAGGAAATGAGTAGAAAAGAGAAAATAGATTTATTCCTTTCAAAGTGGGTGAGTAGAAAATTAACCGTTTTTGTGGTGGCTTCCGTTGGTTTATTCAGCGGAAGTATAACCTCAACTGATTGGGTTATTATTGGTACTTCTTACATAACCATTGAAGGAGTAACTAATATTGTAGAACGTTTAATGAAAGCAAAAAATGTCGACTAACGATTTAAAATTATACGCTATTAACTCGCTTACAATGGCGATAAGCTTCTCAAATGTAGAGGCAACCCTTAAAATCATTTTGCTTTTAGCTTCAATTATATATACTATTATGAAAACTATTGAACTAATAAAAAAGAAAAATGAAACTAACGACTAATTTTTCACTTGAGGAGTTTAAATGCAAAGATGGGAGCGAAATACCTACTGACGTTTTGCCTAATATAGCAAAGTTAGCTCAACAGTTACAAGTTTTAAGGGATTCGGTAGGCAAACCTATTCAAATAAATTCAGCATATAGAAGTCCGAAATACAACACAAAAATTGGGGGTGTTAAAAACTCTCAGCATTTAAAAGGAAAGGCGTCAGATATAGTAATTAAAGGGCTTACGCCAAAAGAGGTCGCTTTAATTATCGAGGGATTGATAGAAAATGGAAAAATGATGCAGGGTGGAATTGGAATTTACCCTAAATTTACGCATTATGATATCAGGGGAATAAAAGCCCGTTGGTAATTTAAACCAAAGCAAAATGAAACCAAACAAAAACAGACGCTATCGACTTAATAATGTTGAGGTCAAAAAGTTAGGCTTAGAATTTAACTTCCGAAACCGTTATAGACTCTCAAAAGAGCAAGAGCGGGAACTAATTAAGATGCGAGAGCCTCAGCATAAAATAAAACGTTTATTTTTTGATATCGAAACCTCTCCGAACATTGTCTTTGCCTGGCGTATTGGTTATAATCTTAGCTTACAAACGCACGACATTATAGAAGAGCGAAAAATTATCTGTATTTCGTACAAATGGGAAACTGAGGACAAAATACATTCACTGACTTGGGACGATAAACAATGCGATAAGCAAATGTTAATTGATTTTGTAAATGTTGCTAATCAAGCGGACGAGTTAATCGCTCACAATGGCGACAGATTTGATATTAAATGGATTCGTACTCGTTGCATCTTTCACAGAGTACCAATGTTCCCGCAATACAAAACTTTGGATACTTTAAAAAAGGCAAAAAGCGGGTTTAATTTTAACTCTAATAAACTCGATTACATCGCTCAATTTTTAGGAGTTGGGGCAAAGATTAAGCATAGAGGTTTTGATATGTGGAAAGACGTTCTAAAAGGCTCTAAAGAGGCAATGAGGGAAATGGTTGAATACTGTGAGGGCGATATTATTGTATTAGAGGACGTATTTTTAACGATGCAAAATTATATTAAACCAAATACACACGCTGGAGTGCTTGGAGGTAATCTAAAATTTAGTTGCCCGAACTGTGGGAGTGAGCATACATTATTACTGAAAAACAACGTTACTGCAATGGGAACAATTAAAAGGCTAATGGAGTGCGGAGATTGTGAGAGTGTTTACGAAATAAGTAACTCGGCTTATGTTAATTATTTAAAATTCAAAAATGTTCTATAAGTATATTTTCTTTTTTCTTTTAGTTGGGTGTGGTTCTGTTAAAAAAACCTCAGAGGAAACGACTGTAAAAGACAATAGTACAACAGAAATCGACTTAACTAAATTTTCGAGTAGTTATACGCTCGAGCCAGTTGATTTAAGACAACCTATTTTAATAGGTAAAGATACCGTTTACAACACCCGAGTTATTTATAACAATACAAAAGAAATTGTAAAAGAAAAACAAGCTAATAATATCGAATCTAAGCAAGAAAAACAATCAAAGCAAGTTGACTACTCGGAAACTATTAAGATAGTCGCAAATCGTCTTATTATAGCCTTAATTGTTTTGTTTGTATTACTTACTATCTTTAAAAGATTGAATTTCTGAATTTAGGATATCTTCGAGGTGCTTTATTTCTCTTTGCAAGTAATCGAGTGCCTTCCGGAGATCCTGTATTTCATTATCTTTTTTTCCGGCTCTTGAAATATATTTTATTATATTTCCTCTATTAAAATTTAGATCATAAATTTTACAAAAATCTATAACATCAATTTTACTTTCATTTTGGTAGTGTAATGGTTTCATTTATTCAAATATTAAATGCACGTTGCACCCGTTAGCAATTCCTTTCAATTCTTTTTTGCCTAAAATCTTTGCATATTTGTATGCTGGTAGTAATGGATTTTTACTTTTGATTTGAGCGTTAATAGCCTGAGGAGTTTCGCCTACCATTTTAGCAAACTGATTTTTGTTTGCTGAGGTTTCTGTAATTAGTTTTTCAAGTATATTCATAATATTAAATTTTGGCAATAATAAGAAAATCTTTTTTAATAAAAAAATTTTTTATAAACTTTTTTCAATATATATTTGTACCATAGAAACAAACAAAAAATACATTATGAAAAAATCAAACATTATCGGAGTAGTTATTTTTATAACATTATTATTTTTAATATCAGTTACAGAAAAACATTGTAATACACCTAATCAATTTAATACATCAATAAATAAATAATTATGAAATTAACTAAGGAATACCAAAACAAAAATTTAGATGCGTTCCCAGTAATGCAGGAAAGCATAAACGAATCTTTAAAAAAACCGCACGTTATGGATTTAACAATAAAAGAGGCAATTTGGATTTGCTCATTTATTGGAGAGTGCGAAATGACTTTTGACAACCTTTATAAAATATTAGAAAATGAAAACATTTAGAGTATACTACTGGAGAGAAACCGGAGACGATTGTATCGATTGTGAAATGAACGTACAGGCTTATGATTTTGACGAAGCGTATAAAATCTTTAGAAGCATTTATAAATTAGTAAAAATTAGAAGTTTAGAGTTATGCGTATAGAATTAGTAAATGGGAAATGGCTTGTTAATGGAAAACAGTTTAAAGATTTAAGCCCAAACGAAAAAATACTTTTAGATCAATTTTTTGAAAACTATAAAAACCAATAAAAATGAAAACAGAAACAATTACACAAGAGGAATACCAAAAAATGTTATTTGAAACTACATTGGCAAAAAGCATTTTAGCAAACCAATTTGCTTTAAATTGTAATGAAGTTTTAAAGTATACACCATATTACAGGAAAGAAATAAAAACGTATGGCAGACCTTTTATAAACCAGTTAATAAAATACGAGCGTAAAGAATTTGAAAAGGTAGATGAATTTGATACAAAAAGAGTTGACGAAATATTTCAAAGTATTGATGAATTAATGAATACAATTTCAAGGGCGGTACTTAGTGACTGGAGTCATTTAGATATGATTATAAAAGAATACGCAAAAAGACCCAATGAGGTTATGACTAAATTATTTAAAGAAAATAGCAATGACAGTAAAAGAGATTAAAAAGCACCTTAGAATTGATTTAACAATACGCAATAGAAATGAATTATTTAGATATTTTAGAAACATTTATATAAACCAAGAAAGGGAAAAAAGAAGATCATTGGAAAGTATTGCAAGAGATTTAAATTTATTACACGCATCTGTATTAAATAGCTTAAAAAAGACAGAAATATACGAAAGAGATCCTTTGTTTATGTTGATAAAAAAAGCATATAATGAAAGAGATAAAAGCTACATTGAGGAATATAAAAAATCTTTAAATATTAGAAAATTAGAATATAGTAAAATTTCAGCTGAGAGGCACTACCAAAAAACTAAAATATTAATTGAAGAGGATAAGGGAGACTTTATATTTCAAAAGGTTGAGAAGTTTGAAAGACCAAGCATTTTGGAAGTTGCTAAAAATTTACGTTATGTTGATACTATTTTAAACAATAAGCCTTATCCAGAATGGACTAAAAAAGATTTTGAGAATTACTTTAAAATTATTGAGCAATGAAACAAACATCAAAGGAAAGAGCAGAGAACTATATGATGCTGAAAGCAGGATATAAACAATCGCCATTACAAAGAATAAAAAGAGTAATGAACTTCTACTATAAAAGAGGCTGCAATAAAGAATCAGTAAATAGAATCTATTATAAAATACTAAAACAAAAATACAATGCCTGACATAACAATGTGCGACGGACAAGGTTGTGAATTAAAATCAACCTGTTATAGATATAAAGCTACACCAAGTATGATGCAATCTTATTTTATTGAAGCACCTATTGAAGATGAACAATGTGATTACTATTGGAAAGTAAAAGAATAACAATTTAAAAACAAATAAGATATGAAACAATCAGCAGTAGAATTTTTATCAGAGCAATTACTTAATTTAGACATTGAATTTGATTCTCTCTTAATAAATAGAGAGAGCTATTGGGGTAACAGAAATAATATTTTAGAACAAGCCAAAGAATTAGAAAAGCAACAGATTAAAGACGCCTATTTAAGAGGTATTGAGAATTACGACCCAACATTTAAAAACAAATAAGATATGAAACAAACAATTTATATTTCAGAAACGCATACATTATCCTGCTCAGATGGAGAACTTTATTTATCTGGAGATTTTGGAGAAATAGTTTGGAATACAGAAACTTTATTTACTGATTTACCAATAATTATAAGTATGGTTTTAAAAGCAAGAAAAGAAACGGATAAAATGATTATTGAATCAATTAAAGAATCATTAAAAGAAAAATAAATTTTTTTATTAAAAAAAGATTTTATATATTTGTAAAATAATTAACAAAAACATTATGATATGAGTAAAGATTTATTTATGCTGATGCGGGAACAGGAAGTTCAAACATCAAACTTTTTACCTAACAAGAAAGAAATTCAATTTTCTGCTAAACAATTTATTAGTGGGGTTTTAGAATCTGGAGAAGTTGACAAATTAGAGTTAATAGCACAGGCTAAACGTATGCAGGAAGCCTTAGATATTGTAACCTCTGAGATATTAAACTCATTGCCACAAGAAAACTTCGAGGCGTTTGGATTAAAGGGTACGTTTAGAAATGGAGGGGAAACCGTAAACTTTAAAGATGACGAAATATGGAGCGAAATACAAAGAGAATTAAAACAGAGAGAGGAAATATTGAAACTTGCTTTAAAATCGGATAAAGAAATTTACGACGAAAACGGAATACAAGTTACTAAGGTTTCAACAACTCCAAGAAAATCAAGTTTATCAATAACATTTTAAATTATGAACGTAGAAAAACTAAAAGAACTTTACGTTAGATACGAACTAACTAAAGACGATGTATATAAGCATCAGCATTATATTATTATAACAAGATCCGGTATTGATAAAATACAAGCTAAAGAACAAGTTAAAATCAATTATGAAGTTGTAACTTGCGAACCTAAATTTTGTGTAGTAAAAGCTACTGCAAAAAAAGATAGTGCTTTTATTGAAACATTCGGGTCAGCATTAAAAGGGGACAGTTTTAAAGATGGAAATACTCAAAGTTGGTACGTTATGGAAATGGCAGAAAAAAGAGCAATGAGCAGAGCAGTTTTGAAAATTACAGGGTTTTATGAATTAGGTGTTTTTGGAGAAGATGAAAGCGAAGATTTTAAACGTAAATAATTAAATAAATAAATATGGAAGTTTTGGGAAAAGTTATCTTATTGGGTAGCACAGAAGAAGTAGGTCAGAATGGATTTACAAAAAGACAATTAGTTTTAGAAACTACGGAGCAATACCCACAGAAATTGGCTATTGATTTTGTAAAAGATAAAACAAGTATTTTAGATTCTTATAAAATTGGGGAAAATGTAAAAGTATCAATCAATTTAAGAGGCTCAGAATATAAAGAAAAGTAC